ACAACCCTGTGGCGCAAGTCATAGAGGAAACACCACAAACGACAGAATAAAAATGACCGACACGACAATACATAACACAGCAGATTTACTAGGCTTTTTGGTAAGCCAATCCGAACACCGCAAAGATTGGTTTGGCTTTACTCAACAAAAAATGACAGCAGTCAGTTTGGCGCATGAGATTGCGGCTCGTCACGCTGACACCATGACACCCGAACAAGTAGTTGAATATGCAAAAGAACTTAACGAATTGCTTTTTCACCGACTTGTAAAACCCGGCGCTTGGAGAATTTGAAGTGGGTGTAACTATCAAGCTGGAAGGCATTGGTAATGTTGCATTAGCTTTTGACCAATTAGCGGCAGAAATTGGAGACAAAAAAGCAACCAGCAAAGTGCTTGTGCCTGCTGTGCGTGAAGCAATGAAACCAGTATTGGCAATTGCAAAAGCTAACGCACCTGTGGACACTTCAGCATTAAAAGACACTTTGCAAATACAAGCAAGAAGACCAACCAAGCGAGATAGGCGAAGCAAATACATAACGCAAACTGATACTGTGATTGCATTAGTAACAACAAAAGCATTTCCTAAAAAATTGAAACAAAAATGGATGACTGAAAACGAAAATTTAACAGCGGAAAAAAAAGCAAAAGCCTTTAAAAAATTTGCTTTATCAACTGGTTATCCTTACGATGCACGAGCAGTTGCACAAGAATTTGGGTCAGCAAGAAACCCACCGCATCCTTATTTGCGACCAGCTTTAGAAAATAATGCTCAAGAAACTGTTAACAGGCTTGGGCAAATTTTGGCAAGAAGAATACAAACATTTAAGAGGACATGACATGACACGATTTGCAGATGCTTTTGGCAAGAAGTACGAAGAAAACAAAGAGAAAATTTTTACCCGCAAATTTGAATTGGGTGGTCACACCTTTCGGGTGCGTGTGCCGTATGTGCATGAGTCAGATGAGATTTACAAGCGCATCCAAGAACCAAGCCCCGAAGTTGTTGATGCGGCATATAAAAGCATTACTGACCCTTTGATGGCATTTAAAGACAATGCAGACAATGACAATTCTTTTGTTTTTACAGAGGATGATGTAATTATTGAGGGTCGTTCTTTGCGTGAAACGGCAAAAATAAAAGTGCAAACTGAAATTAAGATAACAGAATTTTTTAAATTACTTATCCCCGAAGTGGCTGACCAATCTTTAGCAGACTTAACTTATGAGGAAATTGAAGCTGAGTTTCCAATGTCGGTGCAAATGCAAATGGCTGAAAAAATTGCAGAAGCAATCAGCCCAACATACAAGGAAGCAAGGGGAAACTAATTGGCTCATTGAAAACGCAAGTCATCACCGCGATGATTTTCAATGGGCATACACAAGACACGATAGCGGAGTTGGATGACATAACAATGGGGAATTTGCAGACCATGTACGCTGACGGACTGATTGGAAATTATGGCTTGCTTAACACGCTTGGAAGCCTTACCAATGGCGTTTTTAATTACATGAGGGCATCGGGTTCTGCCGCTTATAAACTATCCAACATTCTCGGAAATGCGTATGATTACCTATACCCGCCATTGACTGCGGAACAAGTTAAAAAGCAAGCTAACGACCAACTGCTTGCGTTCATGAGTCAAGCGCCGGGCTTTTCCGCAGAACGATTTGGGGTAAAAAATGGCTAATATGGTTGGGCGGTTAGGTGTAGTTTTAGGCTTAGACAGCGCGGAATTTGTTCGCGGCATTGATGGCGCAAGCAAAAGATTAAATGACTTTGCCGAAAAAGCAGTTGTTGCAGGACGAACAGCGGCATTAGCATTAACAGCGGCGGCTGGCGCGGCACTTAAATACGCTGATGATATTTACGACACCGCAAAAGCAAATGATGTTGCAATAGATACTATTGTAAAAATGAAGCTGGCTCTAAATCAAGCTGGCGGCTCTGCTGAAAATGCAGGCAAATTAATGTCATCGTTTACGGCATTTATTGACAAAGCCGCAGGCGGTTCTTTAGAAGCGCAAAGAACATTTGCAAAACTGGGTATTTCATTCAAAGATATTACCAATCTTTCAATGGATGAATTGTTTGCAAAAACAACGCAAGCATTAAGTGGACAAGCTGACGCTATTACGCGAAATGCAATGGCAATGGAAGTGTTTGGCAAAGGCATGAAAGGTGTTGATGTAATTGATTTTGCCGACAACATGAAATCCGTTACAGAATTAACAAAAGCACAAACTGAAGGAGTTAAAGAGGCGGGTCGGTTTTTTGATTTATTAAGCAAGGCAACAGACAGAACAGCAATGGCAATGACTGGTGCGCTTGCGCCAGCAATGGAAAAAATTAACGAATTGCTTGATGGCTATATAAACAAAAACAGAAGTTTTATAGACACCATCCATGATGCGTACAACCGATTCTTGCCCGGCATGATTGTCGAACGCTTGCCGCAATATATGAGGAAAACGCCCGGCGGTGTTGGTAAGCGTGGCGGTGGTTATGACGTAGAAGATGATTCTCCAAAACGTAAGGGTAAAGTAGCGATTGACGATGAGATTGCTAAACGTCAAATGGAGCAAGACAAGATAAGAGATAACTGGCTGGCGCGAGTTAACAAAAGCATTGCTGAAGCCCAAAAGATTGCAGAAGCAAATTACAGATTAACCCTTAAAGAACTTGATGTAGATATTAACAGGCTTAGAACAGAAGAAGACTTGCAATTATTAAAAGACCAAACATATCAATCTATATTGCAAAGCAATAGGTTGCAAAGTCAGCAATTAGATTTTGACAGAGCCAATCTTTTGTTAGTTACACAATTTACAAACTTGCGTTCTGAAGAAGTTAAATACGCGCAAGACGTTATGAGTATTCGTGCTAAATACGCAGAGCAAGAATATCAGATTGCTACATTTTCAACAATGAATGAGCATGAAAAAACAAAAGCATTAGAAGAAAACAATAATTTGCGCGACAGAGCAATTCAACAAGCAAAAGAAGCCTTAGACATTACACGCCAATCACGCGAAGGCACGATGGCAGATGGCTTTACAAAAGGCTTTGACGAGTTTGTGCGCGATATGCCAACCCGCATGGAGATGGGTAAGACCGCTTTTAACTCATTGATGAGCAGTATGGATAGTGCTTTGCGGCGATTTGTGCAAACTGGCAAACTGAACTTTAAAGATTTAGTCAGAAGCATGATTCAAGAATTAATTTATCTTGAGTCAAAAGCTAAGATGATGGATATGTTTAAGTCGCTAAAAGGCGATGGCGGTGGCGGCGGCATTATGGATATGCTTGGCGGTTTGTTTGGAGGCGGTGGAGGCGGTGGTGCTATGGGTGGACCCGCAAACTTTGACCCATTTGGTTTAGTTGGTTTTGCAAATGGTGGTAGCCCTCCTGTTGGGCAAGCATCACTTGTTGGCGAACGTGGACCCGAATTATTTGTACCGCGCACGGCTGGCACAATCATTCCAAACAATCAACTGTCAAGCATGGGCGGTGGTTCTACTGTTAATTACAACGGACCATATATTGCAAGCATGAACGCCATTGACACGCAGAGTGGCACACAGTTTTTGGCAAAAAATAAGAACACGATTTGGGCGGCTTATCAATCAGCCAACCGAGGCGTACCAGTTTCAAGATAAGGAAGAATCATGGCAGTCCCAAATACATTTGCAACGGATACAGGCTCAATCCCTTTAGCTGACCTTGATGCTAACTTTACCTATTACGATGCGGCTTTTTCTATCAGCGGCGCAAACATAACCTATTTGGGAACAACGACTGCTGGTAACTTCGCGTTTACTTGGAACATCACTAATCAGGCTTGGTCAGTCGGAAACGCACAAACAAGTGGAACAATTACTTTTGGCGGTACTGCTGGCACAGGGGCAATGACCTTTGGTCGTTCTACAGGCGCACAGACGCTTAACTTTGGCACAGGCGCAACGACAAACGGCACAACAAAAGCAATTAACATTGGCACGGCTGGCGTATCAGGCTCAATCACAACCATTAACATTGGTTCTGCGGTTACTGGTGCAACAGGCACAATTGCACTTCAATCTAATACAACCATTTCAGCAGGCAAGACTTTAACGCTTGGCGCTGGTACGTCAAGTGAACCACCATTAGTTTTTGTGTCAGGAACTTTAGACGCAACTCCAGTAGCAGGAGAGATGAACTACGATGGAAATGTTTTTTACGCAATCAACGATTTAACAAGTGGGCGTGGCTTAGTTGCTGTTTCTCAAATTTTTAGACTGACAGCGGATGGCGCGGCAATTGGTCCAACGATTGCTAACTTTTTTGGTGGTACGTCAGGAGTGACTTTAGACGTTTCCACATTTTATGAAGTTGAATATGTTCTGCAATTTACAAAAACAACCGCAGGCACAGTTACATTTACTACGACTTTTTCTAATGCACCTATCAATAATTCTGCAAGCTATGTAGGAAGTCCTGTTGGTGGAATTGGTACTGTAGGCGCATCGCAAACAGCCTCAATCGTAAAATCTACTGCTTTAGCAGGGGCGCTTCCTGCTACAGGCTCATTGACAACTGCTGTTAATCATTACTACACAATAAAAGTATTGTTTCAATCAAATGCAACAACTGGTGGAACAATCAATTTACAAGTCACATCAAGCGCAGGAACAATAACGCCGTTAGCAGGTAGCACTTATAAAATCACTCGCTTGCCTGCCGCTAATACAGGTTCTTTTGTTTAAGGCATTAAGATGAGTTTACAAACAATATTGTCTGTCGCTGAATCGGTCAGCATAAACGACCACAAGTTTGCTGGACAAATGCTGTCTCGCAATATGCGTATTAGCACATCTGAAATTTTGACTGTTCAACCATTTATGTTCACCATCAAACCGATGAACTATTTGCAGTACAGCACCAATCGGGATGTGCTTTCTGACTTGCGTGTAGCTGACCGAATCACAGAACAATATTTAAATTTTGGTTCTACTGGTTGGCTTAACTATATTAAGTACCAAGGCGATATGACAAGCGTACAAGCGGCGGCTTGCCAAGTGCAAACAGCAAGCGCAAACAAAACTATTGTGCTTGGTTCTTTGCCATCAATCACATCAACTTTGTACATTGTCAGGGCTGGTGACTTTATCCAAATTGACCGCTATGCTTACATTGCCACGGCAGATGTACAGCGTGGTGGTGGTGTTACTGTGAACATTCCTGTACATCGTTCTTTGATGACCACAGTTAGCGTGGCTACGGCGGCTGTAATAGGTCAATACGGCACGACAGTAGCCTTGGGTGGGTCAACCTATACAGGCACAACTTTCCCTGTTGTAATGCGTGAATATCCGACATATACGCTTGTGCCTATGACCAATGATTCTTGGATTTCATGGGATGGCGCATTTAGCGCACTTGAGGTTGTTATATGAACCCAATTGCACCAGTTGAAAATACCAATATTATTCGTTATGCGGATTTTGTACGCATAACAACTGGCTCGGCTGTTTATCTTTTTTCCACAGCACCTTATGACATTACTGTGCCAAGCATCGATGCCTTGCCTTTTACTGGGTTAAGTCAACTTGTTAAGGTCGGCTCTGCACAACGAGACATTAAAAGCACAGCAAACGAAACCACAGTCACATTGGTTGGCATTGATACAGCCAATCTTGCTTTAGTGCTTGGCGCAGACATTAAAGGCTCGCAAGTTGAAATGTGGCACGGCTTTTTTGATGCAAACAATCAACTTATAACAACAAGTCTAGTTCTATGGGTTAACAATATTGGCTATGAATTAAATTGGACAAATACAAGTAACGATATTGTGCAATGGGAATCTAGTGTTGGCGGTTCGGGTTTATATCAGTTTTTTAATGGTTACATAAATTCTTTTTCCATCAGCGAACAATACATGGAAGAAGTGCGCGGCTATTTGGGAATTGTTACTATCAGCGCATCAAGCATTCAGCTTATCTTGCAAAACAGAACGGCAGGAAGATACACAAACAATCCATCATGGACATTTTGGAATGCGGCTGACAACAGCATGAACAGAGTTAACTACATACAGACAATTAACTATCAATTTGGAAAAACAAATTAGGATGGACTACATGATAAGACAGGCAAACAAATTTGACATTGAAGCGATTGTGCGGATGCTGAAAAGCTATCGTGAACAAGCCCCAACACAATTTCTTAAAGACGCAAACAATCGCGAGCATATAGACAAAATGCTTGCCAACATCTTAGCTGGCGCTGGATTTATCTTGCTTGCAGAAAAGGATGAAGAAGCTGTCGGTATGGTGATTGCCGCACAACATCCAAACATTTGGAATCCTGATGTAAGCCAAGTTAGCGAGATTGCTTTTTGGTTAGATGAGGCGCACCGAGGTGGCAAGCTGGCGCATCGCTTGTTGCATGGCTACATCCAACAATGTGAAGAATGGAAGCAAGAAAACCGCATTCAATTTTTTGCAATCAGTAAAATGGTAAACAGTCCCGACTTGTCGTATGAAAAGTTCGGTTTTGAAAAGTTAGAAGAAACTTGGATTAAGTAACCATGCCCGGTTCAATAATTGCCGCCGCTTTATTTCCCGGTCTTACTGGGATTGCTTTAAGTGTTGTTAGCTTTGCTATCAATATGGTGGTGTCTTCAATTATTGCCAAAGCCGATTCGCCTGATTCAAACCAAAACAATACTAGGCAAGACCAACAAAACCCCGGCAGTCGCGTACAGATTCCACCCGCAGGCGACAATAAAATTCCTGTCGTGTATGGCTCTGCTTATGTAGGCGGCATCATTACTGATTTGTCCATCACTAGCGACAATCAAACTTTATATTATTGTTTAGCTTTATCAGAAGTCACAAACACCGAAGGCTTCATTGCTGGCGGCGCTGATGTAATTACTTTTGGCGATGTTTATTGGGGTGGCAAAAAGGTTGTTTTTAACGCCAATGGATACGATGTGGATTCATTGCTTGATGAGTCAACTGGTTTATCTGATACATCTGTTGCTGGTGATTTAGCCTTTTACTTTTATAACAACGGCTCATCTTCACCAACTAATACAGCCTTTCCCGCTTTTTCAACACAGGTAATGGGTAGTAGCGCATTAACTTATCAATGGACAAGCGCACAGGCAATGACAAATTGCGCTTTTGCCATTGTAAAAATAACTTATAACCAAGACGCAAACCTGACAGGAATGCAAGTTACTAAGTTTCAAATTACGAATGCTAGAAAAGCACCCGGCGATTGTTTCCTAGACTATTTTACTTCCGAACGCTATGGCGCGGCAATTCCTTACGCCAACATTGACACGGCAAGCCTAACAGCATTAAACACATATTGCGCTGGGCAAGTTACATACACTCAATTTAGTGGCGGCACAGCTTTACAAGATAGATTTCAATTTAATGGGCAGTTAGAGACAACACAACCCATCATGACTAATTTGCAACTCATGGCTACTTGCTGTGATTGCTTATTGCGTTACAACGAAATCATGGGTACTTGGGGCGTTATTGTTCAACAGCCAAGTTATGCGGAGGCAATGCAGTTAAATGATTCCAACATCATTGGACCAATTAGCGTTACGCCTTTAGATATTGCTTCATCATTTAACATTGCAGAAGTTAAATTTCCTGACAACTCAGCGCAAGACAGTTTTAATTCAACCATTTATGATTTAGCTATTGTTGCGCCATTACTGCTATATCCAAATGAACCAGTTAACAAACAAACAATTAACCTTGCTTTAGTTAACAACAGCGTATCGTCACAGCTTTTGGCAAATCGTTTGCTCAAAGCAGGGCGCGAAGATTTACAAGTGCAATGTGAAATTGGGTTTAGTGGTTTACAGCTTGAAGCTGGAGACATTGTTAGCTTAACTAACACCAATTATGGCTTTACAAATAAACTGTTTCGTATAAATAAAGTAATTGAAAACTTTACTGATGATGGACAAATCACAGCATCATTGACGCTTGCAGAATTTAATCAACTTGTTTATTCGGATATACCAGTAACGCAATTTACGCCATCGCCTAATACTGGTCTGCCGCAACCGCTTAACTTTGGTTCAATCCCTACACCAAGTGTTAGCACTTCATCACCTAATGCGGCAACACCATCATTTATTGTTAATGTAGATACGCCTGCGGGTGGCATTACGCAATACATGGAAGTTTGGTATGCGGCTTTTCCAAGCCCAACAACAGCACAGCGTTTGCTTGCTGGCACTACGGCAATACAAGCATCAGGAAACCCATACCCAACATCTACGCCTTTGCAAGTTAGCCTGACTAACATAGCAAGTGGCAATTGGTATTTCTTTACTCGCGCTGTCAACAGCTTGGGCGCAAGCGCATACAGTTCTGCATCTGCTGTATTTCAATGGCGACCAACTACCTTTAGTTATGACTTGCAATACATTGTTGTTGCTTATGCAGACAGCATCACAGGCACAGGCATATCATCATCGCCAACTGGCAAAAGCTACTATGGCTTGTACAACTCAGCATCAACGACATACAGCGCGGTGGCGGCAAACTACATATGGTTCTTGGCGCAACCTACATTTGGCACAACCTACAAACTTGCATATATAAATCGCGGCAGTCGGAGATTAAGCACCGCCACAGCACTTGCTGGATATGCGGCAGGCACGGCGGCTTATGTGCCTACTGCTGGCTTTGATTCATCGCAATGGTCTGCCTTGCCTGATGGCACAAACTACATCGATTTGGATGTACGAACCGGACAATTAACAAAGACAGGCACAACAAGCGTAGGCACAGGACAAATTGCAATTTCAAATAATCCTGATGGCACTATGGTTGGCTCGCTTGCTCAGTTTCTTAACTTTGGCGGTCCACAAACTTTTACAACAAACATTTCACAAGTCACCATTGACATTTATGGTCGTGTGGTTGGTGTCACACCGCCTGATAATTTTTATTACACATCAGACCAATTTGTTGCTACGGCAAGCCAAACAGTATTTACACCAACAGCAAGACAAGCTGGATACATCACAGGCATGGACTTAGTGTTTAAAAATGGCATATTGCTTGATACGACTGAGTACACAGAAAACAATACAACTGTCACGCTTGGAACGGCTTGCACAGTTAACGACACAATAACCATCGTATCGATGCGGTCTGTCGCATCGGGTAATTTTTATCAAGACAGCGGCATTGATTATTCAAGCGGAACAGGCACGACAACTTTAACCTATATAAACTTGCCACATTTCACTATTTTTGCTGGCGATAACTTAACATTTGGAAACACTTTAGGCACAACAACAATCACGGCTGGTTCATTTGTTATTGGCACAACGTACCAAATCACCGCAATAGGAACAACTAATTTCACTTTGATTGGTGCGGCATCTAATACTATTGGGTTGGTGTTTAAAGCAACAGGTGTTGGCACAGGCACAGGCACAGCGGTTACAGCACCCGCAGAATTCACAGTTAGCACAATTAACTATGTGACTAAACAGATTGTGTTTACTGCGGCATTTACCGCATCTGCTGGCAATGCTGTGTACCGCAAGATTGCATCAGGCGCGACTTATCGTTCATTTAGTAGATTTACTAATACGTTAACTGCGGCATCAAGTTTTACGCCAACAACATTTCAATATGTCTCAGGCTCTGAGTTATTGTTTCTTAATGGCACAATATTTAATGACCAAGATTATGATTTAGTTGCAAACACAGTTAACAATTTTCCAGCGACAGCAAATGGAAATTTGACCAGCATCCAATGGAGTCCAAATTTATCAGGTGTGCCTAATGGCTTGCCAACAGCGGTGACAACTTACACATCAAATGGCGTTGCTGTTTACAGCTATTCATACACACCCGCTTTCTTTGACTTGTATGGCAATGGTTGCTTGTATGTGCAAGGCTCAGACTATTCCACAGCGACAGGCAGTTATACGCTTATACCAACACCAAATAACAATACGACAGTTCTTGTTCAACAAACTTTTGACGCAGTAGGAGCCGCATAATGACCCAAGCATTTAATCTTTCACAACTTGCAAATGGTGTTAACACATCAGGGCAACTTAACGCGGCGGCAAATTTGTATAACCAAGTGCCAGTAGCAAATGGCGGTACAAACGCATCATCATTTACTGGCAATGCGGCAATCATTAGCAATGCTGGTGGAACGGCATTATCTTCGGTGGCGGCAGGCGCTAACGGAAACGTGCTTACAAGTAATGGCACAACTTGGATTTCAACGGCAAACGTAGCGTCTACAAACGTAAACACAATGATTCTTGGTACAGCATCAGGTACATGGACAAAGCCTGCAACAGTTAAGTCAATTAAAGTGACTGTCGTAGGCGGCGGTGGTAATGGTGGAAATGGTACAGGTACACCAACCGGAACAAGTGGCGGTGCGGGTGGCGGAGGTGGTACAGCGATTCGTTATTATCCTGCGGCATCGTTGCCCGGTCCACAACCATACACAGTTGGCGGCGGTGCAGGAACTTCATCTTTTGGTGTTGCGCCAAGTATTGTTGTCTCCGCAACTGGTGGCGGTACTGGTGCAAATGGTACAGGAGGTGGAGGCTCACCCGGCGTACCCGGCACACCGGGCGCGGGTGGAACAGGGTCAAATGGTCAATTAAATGTTGCTGGTTCGGGAGTTGTTTTTAATGCGACTTCTATAGGTGGCGCATCATTATTTTCAACAGCAGGCAATGCAAGTTTGTATGGCGGCGGCGGAAAAGGCGGTGATGGATTTGTTTTTGGTCCGGCTCCTCCTGCTCCTTCTATTGGAACAACAGGCGCGGCAGGTTTTGTAATGATTGAGGAGTTTTATTAATGAAAGCGTTAATTTCAACAATTGAGCCAAGATATACAGGATACCGCGTGGCGCAAGTGGTAGACGATGGGATAATCTTTCCTGTCAGCGATGAATTGTTTTGGTTTGATTGTGCCGCTGATGTAGTGGCTGACCAATTTTGGTACGACCCTGCTGACCAATCAATTAAGCCAAACCCACAAGACATTACACAGGAATAGATATGTGCGACAAACTCAGTCAATTTGCAATAGAAAAATATGTACACCTAAAAGATTTTCTAGCAAAGGAATCATGCGCTGAGTTAACCGCAGAATTACAGCGTCTTGTTGCCCAACAAAAGACAACGCAAGACACGCAATGCCCTAAGTCGCAAGCCGTACATGGTGCAATGGCTTTTGACAAATTGCTAGTTGACCTTTTGCCACACTTTGAAAAGGCATCAGGCAAGCGTTTGTACCCAACTTACTCTTACGCAAGGCTATATGCCCCACATGAGGTTTTAGAGTGCCATACAGACCGCGAAAGCTGTGAGATAAGCGCCACTATCACCATAGGCTTTGAGGGCGCTGTATGGGGCATATACATGGGCGATGAGGGCAAGCAGAACGCAAGCCGCATTGACATGGCGGTGGGCGATGCTGTGCTATACAGGGGCATGGACAAGCACCATTGGCGTGAAGAATACACCGAGGGCAAATGGCAAGCCCAAGTGTTCTTGCATTATGTTGATGCTGATGGCAAACACGCTGATTGGAAGTTTGACAAACGACCAGCACTTAACTTGCCACCGCCCGAAGAACTGAAGCATTGGGTATATAGCGACATACTGACAAGCGATGCCTGTGATTCGTTAATCAGGCTTTACACTAAGGACGAAATACCCAAAGAACAACCTTTTATTGGCAATGCTCAAGCAGTTAACTTAGAAATAAGAAATGTTAAGCGGGTTATGTTGCCAACATACAAAGATATTGGCGGCAGACTTGCGGCGGCTGGCTTGGCGGCTAACCATCAGGCGTGGAAGTTTGACATTACCCATGCCAACCAAGCTGAGTTTTTAGCTTACCCTGCTGGTGGTCGGTATCAAGCCCATGTAGACACCTTTTTACAGCACGGCGATGAGTGTAGAAAGTTGACTGTATTAGCTTTTCTGAACGATAATTTTGCGGGTGGAAAGTTCTTCTTGCAGAATGGTCAAGACAAATACTATCCACCACAAACAAAAGGGACTGTGCTTGTGTTCCCATCGTTCATCATGCACGGCGTAGAGGATGTGCTTGAGGGCGAGAGATACAGCGTAGTTTGTTGGATGGTCGGAAAATTCTTTAGGTAACAAAATGACTTCACCCATTAAAGCTGTCCGCAATATTACAGATGAAGAATTGAAAGAGATGTTGCGCGAGGCGGCAGAGTGGGGCGCAAAGAGGGCATTGGCTGACATTGGCTTGCACGATGATGAGGCAGGCACAGACGTTAAAGAATTGCGCGGCTTGCTTGAGTCATGGCGCGATGCCAAGCAAACAGCGTTCAAGACTTTTATAAGCTGGCTCACCAAAGGTTTTTTGATTCTTATTATTGGTGGCGTGTGGTTTTACTTTGATAAAAAGGGGTAAAAAATTGACCCATTCACCCTTGCGTTAACTGCTATTGCGGCGATAAAACAAGGGGTTGCACTTTATAAAGACATCAAGCAAACTGGTGGTGAAGTCCACAAAATCACAAAAGAAATATCGGGTTACATAGGGCAATTCTTTGAAGCGCACGAAGAAGTAAAAAAAGAAGCCGAAGAACAAAAGCGCAACCCATCTAAGAACAAGTCCATGCAAGCACAGGCATTGGAAAATGTGTTTAACCAAATAGAATTGGAACGGCAAGCTGTCGAGTTGCGCGAGTTCCTTATCTATCACGTTGACCCTGCGCTTGGTGCGGTATGGACACGATACGAGGAAGAATTTGCAAGGCTACGCAAAGAAGCAGAAAAGGAACGTCTAGAGGTTGAGACAAAAGCGAGGCAAGCAACATGGCAACGCAGAAAAATGTTAAGCAACCTACAAGACAAGGCACTAATAATCGGCGCGGTAATGATAGTTATTACATACCTCCACCTCCTGTTCCTAGCAATCCGACAAATGAGGATAGCGAAGTGGGGTTCATAATTGCATTCATCAGCATGGTCATTGTGTTTGGGATTCTTTTGCCGATAATGGGTATGTTGTATTTGGACATACTGGAAGCAAAGCAGGAAACCAAACGACAGCAAGAAGTGATGCAACGTCTAATCAACAAGCAGAAAGGGAATGATGGACAACCTACTCAACCTACTGAAAAGCGTAGCCCCTAGCCTTGCAACTGTGGTTGCTGGTCCATTGGGCGGTGCGGCAGTCAAAGCTATGGCAGACAAATTCGGCGTGGCTGACAGCGTGGAAAGCGTAGCCAAGGCGATTGCTGGCGACCCCGAAGCCGCAATGAAGCTGGCAGAAATTGACCTTAAACAATTTGAGTTAGAAAACGCAGACCGCGCATCGGCTCGCCATATGCAAGAAGTTGCATTGATGCAAAGCGATACTTTTAGCAAGCATTTTATTTATTGGTTTGCTTGGTTTTGGGCGGTGGCTTCATGCTCATACTTTGCGGCAGTCACTTTTATTCCTATGCCTGCAGAGAATACGCATTTTGCCGACATTATTTTGGGCTTTTTGTTAGGCACGGCGGTGGCAACAATCATTAGTTTTTTTTACGGCTCAAGCAAATCCAGCAAAGATAAAACCGAAAGCATGAAAGGGTTGATGAAATGATGACCAACTTTGATGACGCATTAAAAGCATTGCTCAAGCATGAGGGTGGATATGTCAATCACCCAAAAGACCCCGGCGGCATGACCAATTTGGGCGTTACTAAAAGGGTTTGGGAAGAATGGGTCGGTCATCCTGTTGATGAAACAGCAATGCGAGCATTAACACCTGACATGGTTGCGCCGCTTTACAAAGCAAAGTATTGGGACAAAGTGTATGGCGACAAATTGCCGCACGGCGTTGACCTGTGCGTGTTTGACTGCGCGGTGAATAGCGGCGTAAGTCGTGCCGCAAAGCTACTAC